ATGCGAGTCAACGTTTCGCGAACCTTTAAAAAATCATCTGGCTCATTCAACGTGACTTCAAGCATTGCGCTTGGTGTCCATTCAATAACTTTATTTTCTTCCACCTTTATAAACCTTCTTTTTCAATTCATTAATCTGATCTGATGTGAGAAGGGTCAAGGCTGATTTGGCTTTTTCATTACTATAGCCATAATATTCTTTGACAGCTTCCACGTCACTTACGGTCTCAGGTTTCATAAATTTCGAGAACCGTTTTTTCTTTCTAACTATATTTATAAAAAAGTCAAATTGGAGACGGTTATCGATATGATGGTTAACATTCATTTCATTTGCATACAAAACAGTATCGTTAAAATACGAAAGAGAACGATTTACGATAAAAGAGTTGTAACCTTTTTCAGTAATATCATCGACCATGATATTTTCTTTAGTCATGTTGATAGCATTTAAATATTCAAAAGGGTTCATAGCCACCAGCCCATTTTAGATCCATTGTGTATAATAATCATAAAGCACGCTGTCACATGCAGCAGCCACCAAAATGTTCTGATGGCTGCAACGATATCTGCCTCTTTGTCATTCTCGCATACTTTTTCGCCAAGATGTCTAGCCCATAATCTCCAAAAGCTTTTCATCCAAACATCTCCACGCCAGAATCGTTTTCAACAACCATAGTAAGAGCAATCTCAAGATGTCTTTTGTTAAATGCGGCGGTATCAGCACCTTCGTTAAGATGTGTCATACCTGAATAAAGCTGTGGTACTGTTCGATGATTATTATCTTTTAAAAAATTTCTTCCGTCAGTGTCATAGCTTACATTTATCTCTGTGTAACCATAACCCCAACTGTCAAGTTTCTTTTTCATCAACACGCAATATGGACAATTGTCTTGAGTGTATAATCTAATTGAATTCGACATTAGCCATTACCTCCGTTAAACAAGCGACAACGTTAAGTTCATGATCCGCGACAAACGCGTTCTTATACTGGTAGTCAGCAAGAATCAATACAAGTTGTGGTATCGATTGCGGTGTAACTTTGTCAGTCATACTATCATAGACACCGCGAAATATTGCTGCTGCATCTATATCTATATTGTTGACAACCCATTTACGCATGGTTTTGAAATCTTTATTTTTTAATGAGACAAATAAATCGTCAAAGGATCCAGTATTATCAACAACGCTGCTATCAATAGGGCCCAGAACAGAACGTCTTTGTAGTTCATTAAGTACTCTCCGCCAGTCTGGAAAAAACTTCATAATCAAGTCAGCGAGCGCTTGAGGGCTGTGTAGTGTCACGCCTTCAGCAAGTAGTATTTCTTGACATCGAGTCATAAACTCGCCACATAATGTAGGTTTATCACCAGCATTAAATTCGTATACACCACATCGAGAATGAAGCGGTTCAATAATACGATTTTTAAAGTTACAGGTAAGGATGAACCTACAGTTGTTTGCAAACTCTTCGATAAATCCACGAAGAGCAGGTTGAGTTGACTGCGGGTTCAGATAATCTGCTTCATCAAGTATTACAACCTTATAGCCACCTTGAAGAGAAACAGTAGAAGCGAACTGCTTGATTTTACCGCGAAGTGTATCAATGTTACCGTCTTCGGAACCATTGATCATAATCCAATCAAGATTCAGTTCGTTACATAAAGCCTTGGCGATTGTAGTTTTACCAAGACCCGCAGAGCCAGTGAAAAGCATGTTTGGCAATTCACCGGACTCTACGATCTTTTTGAATGTTTTCTTCAGTTCAACTGGTAGAATACACTCATCAATAGTTTGTGGGCGATACTTTTCCACCCATAGATAATCGTTTGACAATTACAAGCTCCATTACAAAAAAATATTATATCACACATTGAGCTAAAAGTAAACGTTAATCTTCCTCTTCCATAGCAGCTTCCTGTTGGATCTGCTCTACAAGAGAAATAATTTGAATCGATTGATCACGTAGTTGACCGATAGTCGAGAGCTCTTCGCCTTTAAATCCACCGCGTTGGGTAACAGCATCGACTACTGCAACGGTTGAACGAGCAACCTGATTGGCCAACTTCATTAGGCTATCTGTATTTTCAGACATGTCTTATACTCCAAAAGTTGAGGTTTTTTCTAGTGCAATCCAATAACGTACGTCAAGTTCTGTATGCCGAAACTGAGTAATTAATCTTGTAGAGATACTGACTTCGTAATCGCCTGGCAAGATTTTAAGATTATCAATATTCAATACAAAGTTAAAACTTTCGGCTGAATACTCTCCATCTATATCGATCGAATATGTATTTGATGTAGAGTTTTGATTATCCACAACAGAAAGACTTAGGATACCGCTGCCATCAGGTCTGATCGATACTTCTTTATGACCAAGAGTGGATGCAGCTCTTTTAAGTTTATTAAGAGTATCGTTATCAAGAGTAAACTTGACATCAGGGTCAGGCATGGTAATGTCTTTAGTTGGGGTAGTCAAAGTTTCCTCTGGTGAGAAGAAATATTTGACTTTGCTGCGTCCAGTAGAATCACCAACTGTTACAAAATCCTCTGAGAAATTAAGAGTTGGTTGATCTACAAGACTAAGGACACCAATGAACTCGTTGAGATCATAGATGCCAAACTTTTGAGGAAATTCTTCTTGTACTACAGCAGTTGAAACAACGTTCTTTGCTTCACTGATTGTTTTAATAATTTGACCATTTTGAATCATCAGGTTCTGATTGATACCTGAAAAGTTTTTCAAAATAGAAAGGGTGTTTTCACTTAGTTCCATAATATACTCCGCGATTTATTACTGTATAATTATAACACATTTTGACTGAAATGTAAACAGTTAAGCAGCCATTTTACTAAAGTTTTTTTCTTTTTTAAACTCGATCTTTGAATTAAATTTACCATCAAGTATCTCGCCTTTATGAGATATAACAAAGATATTCGTATCGTTATCAAGGGTATAAAGTATCTTCAAAAGATTATCTACACCTTCATGATCGAGAGAAGAATCGAAAGTCTCATCAAGAATCAGAAGATTAGTCGCTACAGAATTTTTCATCTTTGCTATCTGACGCCATGTAAAAAGAAGAGCCAAATCAATACGCTGCTTTTCGCCTTCAGAAAAACTATCGTATGTAAATTCATCACGATGACGTGAACGAATAGTTTCTTGAAACGACTCGTCAAGATTAAAGTGTACAAAGAAATCAAGTACTTGTAGATACTGATTGACAAGCTTGTTTATTGCTGGTAAATACTGCTTGATAATCTTTGTTTTGATACCTGTATCTTTCAGCATTTCAGAAATAACTATATCGTAATTTAAATCTTCTGACATTGTAAGCTTTTGTTCAAACAAATTATTTTTCTCTGTAGTAAGAGACTCAAGATCGTCTTTTGCTTTATTCAGGTCAGCGCTTACGTCTTTCTCTATGGAAGACTGGTATTCTTGAATTTGGTTTTGGAGTCCAGCGATCTGCACGTTATTTTCACCGAGTTCAGATACTTTATGTCGTAGCGCTCGAAGTACGTCCCCAGTCTCGCTAATCTTTTCTTCCACGGATGACCCTTCCGTTCCGATCTCACGACATTCGGATTGAATCGAATCCGCTTCTTGCTGCGCAGATTCGAGAATCGCATGTTTATGCGAGTCTGAAATGCCTTGGTCGCATACGGGACACGACTCATTCTTCTCGAAAAACTCGATCCGCTTCCTGACGTTGGCGAGATTTGATTGCCTATCTTGACCTCTGAGCATAAGGGCCTGGCGTTTATCAGATAGAGCCGACAACCCTTCCTCAGATTCCCTAATACTTTCTTCGAGGCCCAGGCTAAGCTCACTATTCTCAGCCTGTAATTCATTGATACGTTCCTGCGCTTGCAGTATCCTAGATTCATATTCTTTTCTATTCTCTTCAGTTAATGCTGTAATATCGCGAATGTATTTTTTCTGTGTATCTATTTTTGTATTTTGTATGTCAATCTTATAGTTGTTATCTTTGAGTTTGTCTTTGAGTGTATTGATTTTTTCTTTAAGAATAATATTCATTTTACTGAACACGTTGATATCTAAAAGATCTTCAATAACATCTCTTCTGTTACCAGTCGACAACTGCATAAATGGAATAAACGAAGAAGAACCAAGAACTACAACTTGATGAAAACTCTTATGATTGAGTTTCAGTATGTTTTGTTCTAATATTTTTTGATATTCTTTTGCGTGCGACGACTGATTAATCATCGTGCCGTTTTTCCAAATCTCAAATATACCTGGCTTTATTCCACGTATGACTTTAAATTGGCTTTGACCTACAGTAAAGTCTACCTCAACAACACAGCCTTTTTGGTTGATTGAGTTTATAAGTTGTGGTTTGTTTATGTTACGATGTGGTCTACCAAACAACGCGAAAGATATCGCATCAAGCATTGTCGATTTACCAGAACCGTTATGACCAACAATTAAAGTTGATTTTGTTTTGTTTAATTGTATTTCAGTAAAACTGTTACCTGTTGAAAGAAAGTTCTTCCAACGAATCGTATTAAAAATAATCATGCAACTTCTAAAGCCTGTGCCTCTGTCATAAGCTCTCGTACCTGAACCTTGATCTTATCCTTATCAAGATCAGTATCGACAGCTTCGATATACGAGTCGACGATAGTCGTGGTATCGTCAAAGTTCACTTCTTCATCCTCAACATTCTCGCCGATAAACTCGCTAAAGTTTTCTGCGATCTTCAATTCATATATATCTTGGTTCTGTATTCGATCTATAAAGCGATCGAATACGAACTGGTCTTTCTTATTTACAACTACGACTTTTACAAACTTGTTTTCTAAGTTTGGAAGTTCTGTATTATTATAATCTATTTCGTCGTCATTGTAAACGATTTTATGAAATAAAGTATGAGGATTTTTTACTTTTTCAATCTTACGCGTCTCTGTATCTATCACATGAAAAGCTTTAGGATCGTGAGCGTCAGACCAGAAAAACTCCATTTGACTGCCTAAATACCAAATATTATCTCGTCTTGAAGATACGTGATAGTGACCACTGAGTACCAGCTCAAACTTATTGAAGAGTTTACTGTCCATACCATGGGTCTGCTTTACGCCTCTCATCATCTCAAATCCATTTAATTCAAGATGACCACCAAGCCAGTCAGCTTTACATTCGCGTACAAAACTCATCGAAGACTCGTAGTTCTCTTGATTAATCCATGGCAGCATGGCCATTTTAAGAGATCCATATTCCATTACAGTCGGTTCCATAATGATATGAACTTCATTCATGTAATAACCAAGAAGTTCTTTAAGAGAATTCAAATCATTTGTATTTTTATAATATGTGTCATGATTTCCAGGAATTATATCCATCTTCATTTCAAATTTACGCATTTGATCTAAGAAATGTTTTCTATTATGATTCAATGCCTTGAAATTTACAAACTTACGATGGTCATAGTAATCGCCAAGATGTACGATCTGCTCGATCTCATTCTCTTGACAGTAAGGAAAGAAGACCTTTGAATAAAAGTCTTCTGCATTCTTCAAAAAAATCTCAGAAGAATTACGGATACCGCAATGGGTATCGTTCAATATAGCTAATTTCAATTCATAAACTCCGTCAAGTCAGAGTCTGCAATTCGAGTACGTTTTCTTTTCTTTTCTTCTTTTACAAACTCTTTTACTTCAGCGTCTACATGTCTTACTTTTTCAATACGGTCTCGTAGAGTATCAACGAATGCACCTACAACCTGTTGAGACATCTCATCGCCTAATTCATTATCAATAAAGTTTTCAATTCCTGACTTTGTCAAGTATTTGAGTTTAATATCTTGTTGTTTCTTTTCTTTTGCGATACGCCGCAGAAAAGCGTACCACGTAATCTGTGTAAAGTATGCAAAAGCATTAGGTTTACCAGTACGAGTGGCCGCTGATATATCATAGTTCTCAATGGCCTTCAAGCAGTTTTCAACAGCATCCATGACCATTTCTTCGCGATATGTGTAGCGAATAAAATTAGATTTATGAGATAAACCTTCAGCTATCCGTAGAAAACAGCTGGCAATATAATCTGGTACAACTGGAAGTTGTCGCTCTTCTTTTTTGGCTTCTTGTAGAACTGTTACATAATCCACTACCGCCTGAGAAAACTCAGCATTATTGACATAATGGATTGCTGCTCTTTTTGTTCGTGCCATAATAAATCCTTTCAATAATATTATATCATACCGAATACAAAATGTATATAAAAAAAATTACTTTTAAGTTGAAAACTTTTTTATGTACAAAGGCACTTTTTTAGTATATAATAAAGCTATAGTTTAGTTGCAGAGGCTGCAGTACCCGGTTCAAGGGCATCGTAATAGTATTCCTCTGTATCTCCTAGTCTGTATTTATTACCTGTTTCGACTTGGTAATAATCCGTTGAAACTTTAAAGTTTGGCATCATGGGATGCTCAGGCGTAAGAGAGTTATCGTAGACTCTCATACGATTATTAGGATATAAAGCGTATTGACCATTTTCAAGCTCAATCAAATTAAAAGACTTATGCTCTTCCGGAACCTCGGACGTCGAATAGTCAATCTCATCAGCGGCCGCATGGTAGTTATCGAGAGTACAAATATAGGTACCATACATGTTACCTTGATCCCGAGTACGGACCTCAAAATCCATAGAGCCTATGAATTGTTTAT